AAGGCGCTCGCGGCCTCCTCAAGTCCCCTCTTAAATGATGTAATAGCCATGTGGTTATCTTTCTTTAAAAGGGACTAAGCCCAAAATCTCCAACAAATAGACCACCAAAGTTTGGTTGCCTTAGTGGAGGGGCTTCGTCTTCTTTTACAATAACCATTGTATCAGGAACACTCGTTGTGAATGACGAAGAAAAGTCGCTATAAATTACGGGTCGAGCATAAACGCCGGCATACATGCAAACATAACGCAACGCGTCAGGAATGTGGTCGTCAACGTTTCGTGTTTCTGAGTCGTCCGGCTTGGCTGCGCTTCGTGGCAACGCTGGGATTTGCTCAATAAACATCGGGCATTTGTCTTCAAAAACATGAAGCATTGGGCAACGCTCTTTGCCTTCTGCCCGGTGATATTCACAGGCTGGCGCGTCGTTGAGGTACTGGTGAACTCTTGCCCAGCCGTTGATACGGTCATTGTTGGCGGGCATAATGCCACAGCCGTTAATGCCATAGTCGTCGGCAATAGAAAGAGGAGTACCGCGGCTTCCCCACATTGAAGGGTCGGCCACTCTGATAACTTCTGTTTCACCCGCGCCTTGTTCGGTAGCAAGAATAAGTTTGGCCTGCTCGTCGGAGTTGTAACCAGAGACGCAAATCTCTCGGTACACCCACATGCGACCATCGTTATCTATTGCAACCCATACAACGGCGAACGGGTCCTTGAAGCCATAGTCAATACCAGCGTAACGAGGCCACTCTTTTGGAATTTCAAAAGATGGCACAACGTGCTTGGAGTATTGCCATTGCTCAAAAAACTGACCGACCATTGCGTCCCAGTCACCATCTCGCATCGCTGCGCGGCGCCGTGGGTCAGGAATGGAGTCAAGAACTGCGTGGTAGCCCTCGTTGACGTGAGGGTTGTCCGTAACTTTTGCTTGAATAAAAGCAACGCTACGGGTGTTTTTGCCGTCGCCCACTTTTTCTTCGTACCGGAATTTCCCGCGCTTAGTGGGATTAATGAATCGGTCTTTAAGGTACTTGTGGCCGATACCACCAGGGTTGGTAGCAAGGCGCAAACCAATAACCGGAACAAGTCGGCTACCGGAACGAAGACGCTCTTCGATGTGCTGAATAACAGCGGGCATCATTTGCGAGGCTTCGTCAATGTAAAAGGCTTGGTACTCACCACCGAGGATTCGGGATGCGTCAACCAAGTTTTCAGCGTATGTAAAGTTAATGATAGAACCGTTAGCGAACTTCAAAACCTTGTTGGTTGAGTTCCACTTGGCACCTAGGTCACGACCGTAGTTCCACTTGGCTAACTGCGCCAAGAACGATTCTTCTAACTCTGGGTATGAACGACGGAAACAACCAATCTTCATACCAGGAAAATTTGCGGCATTGTAGAGCGCGTCCATCAAGAACGCCGCTGTCTTACCACCACCGGCAGCACCACCATAAAGAATGGCGTCTACTCGCTCGGCGGAAGCCGCGTGAAACACTTGCTGGCGTTCTGTTGGGACGTATCCCAGAATGCCAAATACATCTATTTCAGGCGGCTTGACCGAATCTGAAATAAACTTTCCAAAAGTGTTACCAGACATTACTTAAACCAAATGACAAAAGACCATGCTGTTGCAAGAACGATTGACCAAAGGGCAATAAAAGCAAACGACGAACGCAAAAACGCAGAAGACTTTAGAAGTTCAATTTGAGCCGCTGTTTGTGCAATGCTCAAGTTGTTGTTCATGCGAAGAAACGCTGTGATTTCCTCGTATTGCTTGTCGCCCAAATACTTACGGGCCTCAATCTCGTTTTCGCCAACAAGGTTGCCCAGGCTCTCAATGAGTTCTTCTGAACGTTGGTTAATGTCGTCGTTGTGCATAATCGTTAGAACCTTAAATTGTCTACGTCATTGTCTGACATTAGACGCCGAATGAACTCATCATGTGCTTCCCACTGAAGGTCAATCGGTAGTTTCTGAATAATAGAAACTTGCCATGGTTCAAAACCAAGGTAATAAAGTTCCTCCGTGCTCGGGGCAGAATGAGGCCGATTCTTGTTCATAGACTAACACAGATTTCTGAAATGTCAAGTATTTAAAACTTGACGACGGGCGGGCGGTACATCAGTTACCAAAACTTGCCCGTCAGAGTTTGTCAGTTGGTGCATGTATGCACGCCAACGAAAACGGTCGGGAGCCCCCGCATCTACCCAATCAAGGTAGCAATCAGAACACATTGCGGTTTTAACCGCAGGAAGAACTTCGCAAATCTCGCAAGGTTCGCTTGTTTGACGGCGCTTTTTCTTTTCAACGCCTTCTTTAAGAAAGTTGATGCTTTCTACAATTTGACGAAGGTTTTCTTCTGATTGAATAATTTTCTTTTCAATCTTGCGAACTTCTTCTCGAACCGGGTCATAGGGCTTCTTGCCCTTCATGCTGATTTCGGCGGCGCGTTCGGTGGGGGTCAATTCAGAACTTGCACCGCGACTTGACGCGGCAATGCTTGTGCCTGTATTGGAAACTGCATAGGTGTCGACGCCGATTTCATCACGGCGGACAAGGGTTTCAAGTTCCACAACGGAGATTTTGTTGGTGAACCGACTAATGGCCTCGAGGGAGTCTGTCATTCTCTTCAAACGCTGTTGAGAACGACGGTTCAACTTCTTAGCCATGGGTTCCTCCATAAAGAACTGGGAGCACCCAAAGGTGTCCATTATACGACAAATGTACAACAAAAAATTTACAATGTCAAGGATTTAGGTCGACGTTGTTTTCTATGCAGTATTTGTATGCGCGGAACAAAATCAACCACGCATCAAACTCTTGAGTGGCATACGCTTTACGGGCATTTTTCCCCTTACGCTTGTGGACAACCACAAACGGCATGCCGGCTTTTTTAGAAGCAATCTCGGCCTGTTTCATCCAGGCGGCGAGAGCCAAGGCTTGTTGGTTTTTTGCTTCAATGACCATTGGGACCCCATCAATGTCACCGAACTCCCAGTTGATTGGGCCGGGACGCTTGGCGTCGGGGAATCCTTCTTCGTTCAAAATCTCTACAAGAGCGCTCTCAAATGAGGTGCCTTTTGCGCGGGATTTGCTCATAGCAAGTCTCCTATCGTGTCGACGGTTGGGTCTTCCCATGAGTATCTGCAAACAAGGCAGGTGCGGTGAAGAAACTCTCCAAAAATTTCAATGACGTACTTGGTCATAATCGTCCCCTTGAAGTTTTCGGTCGTTTCCGTTTTGTCCGCAGAAACAACCGTCATGCGAGAAATGGAGATTGAACTGTCTTCGCATACAATGCCGCACTTAGGGCATTCGGCAATAATTGCACCGCGGAGACTTGGATTCGCAAAATGACTGCCCTGGATTTTGGGGGGCGTGTTCAACGAAGGTCCTCAATGATGTTCTTGAATCCATGCCACAAAATGTACACAGGCCAAAAAAGGCAATCGCTAATCATTCTGGTCAAGAGGTTAAGAATTGGGAAGTTAAAGCCTTCTTTCTTCCAAGTCTTAATCATGCGATTTGATATGTAAAACACTCGGGCAAAGAAAAGAATTGCAATGAAAAAATAAACGCCGAGCGCCCAACTAATCCAATTCAACATACTTGTCCTCTGTGTTCCCGTATAAAGATTCCCACGCATCGTGGTTTACGATGTATGCACATAGTACCACACCTTCGTCAATGTAGGACACGTTGTTTTCAATTACCGGTTTTTTGCTTTTGAGACTGAGGGCAATTGACGGGGCCGGCCCAAAATTTAAAACGCTATCGGTCATCTCAATGAGAGCATAGATGCGCTTGCCTCTTTTGCGCAAATGCGCGGAACCTATGTGTTTTCGTTCTTCGGTGTTTACGTAGAGTGGTACAATATCTGGTACCACTACGTCTCGATATGTCAATTTTTCGTTGTCAATGTGAGCAAGAACAAGATACCTGTTTTTGCTGTTTTCGCTCATGGGCAAAACCCTATCATTTACAGGGTTTTATGTCAACCATTTGGCAATTTCCTTGAAACTTTGGGGTCCTCACCAGTGAGGAGGGGTATATATACTAATATTAGTATTAAATAAATGCCCAAAACTTGACATGGTTGAAAAGGTTGACAGGGTTTTCATTTTTGTGCTACAATGGAAAGCACCACATACGTGGGGTTTAAGAGGAAGGAAAACCATGTCGGCATCCGCTAACATTTTCACCGCAGTTGGCACTTCGTGGGTTGCTTCTGCCGTTGGCTTCATTGCTTATGCAATCAAGACTGCCAAGGCTGAAGACACCAAGTTCACTGCGTACATCACACACATTGAGGCTGAGTTCGACAACGTTCTCACCGAATTGCAAACACTGGAAACAAAGTTGACTGCTTTGATTCCCGCACCAACGCCTGCTCCTGTCAAGGCAGTTGCAAAGGCCAAGGCGCCCGTCAAGAAGACTGCTCCCGCTAAGCACCTTCGCTAAGGGTTTTCCGGGGTAGTTCAGTGGCAGAACAACCGACTGTTAATCGGTATGTCGCAGGTTCGACCCCTGCCCCCGGAGACTTTTGGTCAGTAGCATAAAGGATAGTGCCACGGGCTTCTATCCCGTTTTGTGTGGGTTCGACTCCCACCTGACCAACGCCCGCCCTTGTAACTCAGATGGCCAGAGTACCACCCTTGTAACGTGGGAGTCGGCGGTTCGAATCCGTCCGGGGGCACCATGGAAATTATAGGACTGTCCGGTTACGCTCGTAGCGGTAAAACAACAATTGCTCAACTCATGGTTAAAAACCACGGATTTGAGTGCATTGCTTTTGCCGATGCTATGCGTAACATGCTGTACGCTACCAACCCAATCATTGTTCTTTTTTACGAAGAGAAGTTTAGGGAAGTCACGCGCTTGCAACAACTTGTAGACACGCTTGGCTGGGACCAGGCAAAGGTCGAGTACGCAGAGATTCGTGAACTTCTTCAACGCTTTGGCACCGAGGGCGGGCGCAAATTTTTGGGGGAAGAAATCTGGGTCGAGACACTTTTCAAGAACGCAAAAACTGACCGCATTGTAATCCCCGACGTTAGGTTCCCTAATGAGGCAAAGGCTATTCGCGACCGGAGCGGTAGCATTATCCAAGTTACGCGCACCGGCTTGGGTCCCGTCAACGGGCACCAAAGCGAGACGTTGCTAGAAAACGACTGGGACTACTCAATTA